ATTAACAGCAACTCCCAGTATCGGGCCGTTCTACAAGGAGGCCCGCTAGTCTACACAACCCAACTACTAATTCTTTACCCCGTATTCTATAATTCAATTTTAAAAAGAAATAAAAAAAAATGGCCAGGTCATATCGTAAGTCTCGCAATCATCGTCGTCACGGTTCTTACCTTCTTAAATCTATTAGGTACTTCCCGTAGAAATGCACCACTATCATTCCGGTCACGTCCACGACCACTGGCAACTCGTACAAGACGCTTGTATTCTCGCGCTTCGACTTCGCGGGTCTCCTCAACTAGAACTATGGCATCGATTCACCGTCGAGGTTCAACCAGGTACGGAAGAACTATGAACAGTACGCGGTTACGGGCTTCAAATGTAAGTGGGTACCGCAGAACATGCGCGCGACCGTCTCGGACGGCAATCTTGGCACGGCAGTCCGCGGATCGATCGGTCTCGTTTGGACATACGAAGACATAGACTCCTACGACATAGGAGCCTACGGAAACGATTAAATCGTCGCCCTTGAGTCCTTTAAAATGCACGACGTTGAAAAACCCTTCTCCTCCTTCCGATCAAATCGAGAGCTCGCCCAACAGCAACAAGCCCAATGGAAAGACACCAACATCCCAAATTTCTCCACTAGCAACGGACTCCCACCAGCTTCCTTTGCCCTCCGCGTCGGATATAATGGAGTTCCGACGGGTACTATCCTTGGTTACGTCAAAGCAACCTGGTATCTCACCTTTAGAGGCCAAGCACGGCTTTAGTGATTGACGGACCACTTTTTGAGGTGGGGGTCTACTATACCGTTTTAAGCATACTAATATTTTGCACATGTCTTGCACATGTCTTTTCAAAATCCAATCTTTTCCTATTTAATACTAAAAGCAACTTTGCACATGTCTTTTTTTATTCAATTAAACTCGGATCACTGCCTATTATTACCTTTTAAGGCAGTGATCCATGATCCAATTATAATTATTTAATAGAAAATTTATGAATGACGAGCAGTCAACTACCAAGTTCCGCAATTGGATCTTCACCCTAAACAATCCCACCTGCACACTTGAATCTCTTGTAGAGATCGCCAAGAAACAAGGTTGCAAGGCTTTCGCCGGCCAGTTAGAGAAAGGTAGCAACGGCACTCCACACTATCAATTCTTTATTGCCTACACTAGCCAACGAAGAAGAAGTCAGCTCAGCAAGGACTTTCCTCGCTGCTTCATAGAAAAAGCAAACTCACCCTTAGACGCATGGGATTATTGCACCAAGCTCGACACCAGGGAACCGGGCACAAATCCGTTAACCTTTGGTATACCTCCCGTTAAGCGAACGTCAAAAGCGGATGTCAAACGACTTAATAAAATGGTACTAGAACTGGGTGTTGACTCACTTGTCGAATCCGGCCACGTTCACCTAAAAGACTACATAAAAATCTCGCAAGCCGCAGAGCTATATAAAATGCGCAACACGGTCTTTGAAGACCTCCCCACCCTTGAGTCTGAGTGGCACTACGGTCCAACAGGAGTTGGCAAATCATCTTCAGTCAGACAACGGTTCCCAAATCCTTATATCAAAGGCATCAACAAATGGTGGGATGGCTACAAAGGCCAAGAGACAGTCCTGTTGGAAGACCTTGGCCCCGAACATGCTTTCCTAGTCTCTTATCTAAAGCGGTGGGGTGACCATTATTCCTTCAGCGCTGAAGTCAAAGGAGGAACCATGCAGATCAGACCTAAGCGCATTCTAGTCACCAGCTAGTACCGAATTGAGGAAATTGCTACTCGGGTGGAAGACGCCACAGCCCTCGCCCGCCGATTCAAGCTCCACCGTTATCATGCTCCACTGTGACTCCAGTCTAGATGTTTGATACTTATGATTAACTTTAACTAACACTTCAAGTACTACTTATCTATTAACAGCAACTCCCAGTATCGGGCCGTTCTACAAGGAGGCCCGCTAGTCTACACAACCCAACTACTAATTCTTTACCCCGTATTCTATAATTCAATTTTAAAAAGAAATAAAAAAAAAT